CGTGGTCACGGCGATCAATTGGATTTGCACTGGCACGGATGGCACGGTTTCGTCATCTTCCTCTGGTACAGCAAACCTTGGAACGCCTAACCCCGCAGAGTTCGTCCCTTACGCTAATATTACGCAGTCTTTAGCCTATCAGTGGGTGTCGGGTTGCATTAGTATGCCAGCGGTTGAGAGTGGAATCGCGCAGCAAATTATTGTATTGTCCAAACCGGTTGTGCAAACGCAAGCACCGCCATTTTAACTTAAGAGGGAAACATGGAAAATTTAGAATTAGAGTTAAAGCTAACCGTTGCTCACGTTAATACGGTTTTAAAGCATCTTGGCGCCGGTGTTTATGCTGAAGTTGCTGACCTTATTACTCTTCTGCATGGCCAAGCCAAACCTCAGATTGAATCTGCTGTTCCGGCAGCTCCTGCACCAACAGAAACTCCAACGGAATAATATGGATCCATTTACCCTCATCGCCGGCGCGACAGCGATCTATAATTCGATCAAATCCGCCGTCGATGCAGGGCAGGATATGATGGCGACTGCCGAAAAGGTAAGCAACCTCTTTGGCAAGATTGGCCAGATTGTTACGATTGCATCAACGCCTCGTAAGAAAAAAATGTTTCAGTCTCAAACCGAGTTTGAGGCAGAAGCGGTCAAGATATATGCCGTCAAGGCAAAAGCCCTTGATATGCAACTTCAGGTAAAAAACTTGTTTGTTGGCCAATACGGTCCAGCAGCATGGGAAGGCATACAACGGCAGGTGATTGAAATGCGGAAGGAGGCGGCTCGTCAGGCGGCTGCAGCCTTAAAAGAACAGGAAGAAGCCCGTAAGGACTTGATTATGGTTAGCAGCATCGTGGGCTTTTTGGTATTAGGTATTGCTGCAATTGGTGTTTTTCTCATGCTAACGGTGAAATGATATGGACATTCTTAAAACTTTTGGCCCCCTAATCGGGTCCGTTGCCCCTACGATTGCTACCGCACTTGGTGGCCCAGTTGCTGGCATGGCGGTGAAAGCTTTGTCTGGCGCTTTGTTCGGCCATGAGGATGGCACAGAAGAAGATATTCAAACGGCCTTGGCTAACCCAACGGGTGATCAGTTAGCAGCTCTCAAAAAGATCGACGCCGATTTCAAGACGCAAATGAAGTCGTTGGACATTGATTTAGAGCGTATTGCTGCGGATGACCGTAACTCTGCCCGACAAATGGCAATTGCCACGCATGATTGGACACCACGCATTTTGGCTATAGTGGTCATTTGCGCTTGGGTGTTTATCCAATGGCACCTATTGAACAGCACTATCCCTCCTGAGATGCGTGAATTGGTTGCCCGTGTCCTTGGAACCTTAGACGCTGCTTTAACCTTAGTTTTGTCCTATTATTTTGGTGCGGCGCACAAACACGAGGATCCGCCAAAGTGAATACCAATTGGCCTAAATGCTTTGCTCTCGTCCTTAAAAACGAAGGTGGATACGTTGATAATCCTTCCGACCCCGGCGGGGCTACCAATTTAGGCTGCACCAAGGCAACTTGGGAGGCGTGGGTTGGCCATCCCGTGACTAAAGACGACATTAAGGCGTTAATGCCAAACGACGTCATGCCGTTGTATAAGGCCAAATATTGGGATACAATTAACGGTGACAATCTGCCGGAAGGCGTAGATTATGCCGTCTTCGATTTTGCCATCAACTCGGGGCCGTCCCGCGCAGCAAAAACCCTGCAGTCGGTACTCAATACCAATCCAGACGGCCAAATCGGACCCACCACGTTACGCGCTCTTGAAACGGCAAACGCTCGTGAAGTCGCTACAGCGGTATGCGAAGCCCGACTAGCCTTCTTACAATCTCTATCAACTTATGGTACTTTTGGCAAAGGCTGGTCCCGTCGGGTGTCAGAAGTCGAGCAAACCGCATTTAACATGGTGTAGACATGGATTATAACACCTACGTCCAGCAAATAGCGACAATGGCGGTTGTTCCCACAACGGACACCAACTTCCAAATCATTTTGCCCCAAATGATTAGCTATGCCGAATTGCGGATGCAGCGTGATCTTGACTTCTTGTCAACCCAGATCAGCAATTCGTCTTATTCCTTGACGGCAGGTAGTGGCACTTTAACGATCCCAACGTCTGCCTTTGTGGTCATGGAGACGTTTGAAGTTATCGATGGATCTGGCAGTTCTGCACCTTTGTTGCCTGTAACAAAAGAATTTATTCAAAATGTATACGGCACGGGATCTACCACCGGCTTGCCACAATATTTTGCTGTTTATGGCGGTGATTCGGCCACAACTGGTCTGACTAGTCAAAATATGACTGTCGGTCCTATTCCTGACCTCAATTACGCTATTCGTTTGACTGGGACCGTTCGCTCTGCGCCGCTTTCGGCTACGAATACCCAAACCTTTATATCCGTATATCTGCCAGATATGTTTATTATGGCGTCTATGATTTATATCTCTGCTTATCAAAGAAACTTTGGCCGGATGAACGACGATCCGCAAATGGCTCAAAGTTACGAAGGCCAATATCAGGCGTTGAAGGCAAGCGCCCTAATTGAAGAAAATAGGAAAAAGTTTGAAGCTTCGGCATGGTCGTCTTACTCGACGGCGCCGGCTGCTACGCCAAATAGGGGATAATCATGCCCCATAATACAATTAAATTAAAGCCAGGCGTAGAGACCAACACAACCCCTGCGTTGAACGAGGCAGCATACTCGTCGTCGGCATTTATCCGGTTTTTGCCAGAACGTAACGGCTATGGGCTGGCCCAAAAGCTTGGCGGGTGGGTGGCCTACTATGCGTCATCAATCGGGTCAAAAATACGCGCTCTTAAAGGTTGGGCGGATCTTAACGCGACGAACCATCTTGGTATTGGCGCTGAATCCTCATTGAGCGTTTTAACAGGCAATAACCTTGTTGATATCACGCCTCAAACATCTGTAACCAATACCGCGCCCGTGTTTTCCACTACGTCGGGTTCAAATGTAGTAACTGTAACCGATAGCAATATCACAGCATCAGTTTTGGATTACGTTACATATGTCACACCCGTAACCGTTGGTGGGTTGGTTCTCAATGGACCTTATTTAATTCAATCTGCCGCTGGTACTCAATATTCAATTTATGCGTCATCCAACGCTACAGCGACTGCTAACACATCCACAAATACTGTGGGAGGATCGTTTGTTGTCGGTAAAACTTATCAAATTGTGTCCGTTGGTTCGACGAGTTTTACATCAATCGGCGCTGCCGCCAATACGGTCGGTGTTATTTTTACGGCCACTGGCGTAGGTTCTGGATCCGGTACGGCTCGTCTTGTTGCAGAATATGCTTTTGCGACAACAAGTGGTTCATCAATTGTAACCACCTATTTTGACAATCACGGGTTTAACGTAGGCGATTCTTTTTATGTTGGCGTATCGACAACAGTTGGTGGCATCCCGCTTTCTGGCCTCTATACCGTTCAAAGTGTTTTAACTACTAGCTCGTTTACGTTTGCGGCTGCAAATAGCGCGACGTCTACTGTTGGTCCGACTACGGCTACCGTCATTAATAGCGGATTAGTGCAATCCACGTTTTACGTTGCTATCGGTCCTCAACCTTTAGGTACGGGCTTTGGTGTTGGCGGCTTTGGCGTGGGTGGATTTGGTGTTGGCACAACGCAGCCAACTGTCCCCGGCACTGCAATTACTGCTACCGATTGGACGCTTGATAACTTTGGCCAAGATCTCATTGCCTGTCCCGCAGGTGGAGCAATCTATTATTGGGATCCAAGCGGTCAGCTTCAAAACGCGCAAATTGTTGGCGGTAATGGCCCATTGGTAAACAGCGGCATTTTCGTCGCCATGCCTGAACGCCAAGTTATTGCTTATGGTTCGTCGTTTACCTTGTCGCCTGATCCTATGCTTGTCCGTTGGTCTGACATAGAAGACTTTACCCAATGGGTAGCAACACCAACAAATCAGGCCGGATCGTATCGCATCCCAACAGGGTCAAAGATTGTTGCAGGTATTCAAGGGCCACAACAGGGTCTTTTATGGACCGACTTAGACCTTTGGGCGATGCAATATATTGGGCCTCCGTTCGTTTACGGGTTTAACAAAATTGGATCAAATTGCGGCGCTATATCAAGGCACTGCACGGGTCAGTTGAACGGCGCTATCTATTGGATGTCGCAAAAGCAGTTCTTTATGTCGATGAGTTCCGGCCCTCAATCTATCCCATGCCCTGTGTGGGACGTGATATTCCAAAACATTAATACGTCATACCTTTATAAAGTTGCTTGCGGCGTAAACAGCCAATTCAACGAGATAACATGGTATTATCCATCCGCTTCATCCACTGAGAACGACAGCTATGTTAAATACAATACGGTTCTCCAACAATGGGACTACGGTACTCTTGGCCGGACTGCTTGGATTGATCAATCTGTGCTTGGGTCTCCTATTGGTGCTGGGTCTGATAATTACCTGTATCAGCACGAAGTAGGCAACGACGCCGCCAACGGCACACAAACTACCGCCATGCTATCGTCCTTCCAAACGGGTTATTTCCAACTTAATGAGGCCGACAATTTGATCTTTATTGATCAGATCTGGCCTGACATGAAGTGGGGAACGTATTCCGGCAACCCAAATGCCACGGTAAAAATCACATTCTACGTCACCAATTACCCTGGCGATACGCCAGTGGCATATGGCCCTTATACGATGACGCAAGCCACAGAATACATTTCCGTTCGCATTAGAGCGCGTCTTATGGCCTTCAATATATCATCGAGCGATGTTGGTACGTTTTGGCGTTTAGGTGCAATCAGATATCGCTATCAGATTGACGGGAGGTTCTAGTGGCATCACTTGACGATATTTTAACCACGCAGAAAAATGGTGTACAAGGCATTAACGCTTTAAACCATACAACGCAAAACATTGCCGGCACGATCAACACATATGAAATCAGCACCGCCACATATTTTGCAACAACAATTGGGTGGGTGGCTAAAGTAAGCGTTATTGTCGCGGGTTCCACCACTGGAACCATATATGATGCCAATTCTGTAGCAACCGCCGTAACAGGCGTTCGCCTTGCTATTATTGCTAACACGGTCGGTATTTACACCATTAATATGCCCGTTAATAAAGGTATAGTTATAATTCCCGGAACGGGAATGATTGTTGCCGTATCGTATAGTTGAGGTCGTCATGCCATTAACCCCAGGTAAATCTCAAAAGACGATCAGCCACAACATTAGCGAGATGATCCAAGCTGGTCATCCGCACGATCAAGCTGTTGCAGCAGCATTAGATACGGCTCGTCATACTAAAGCTTTTGGCGGTCCTATGCCTAAATTTATGGAAAAATCTGTTAAACAGCCCAAGATGCCTCGGTTGTTTAGCGGCCCAATTCATAGCCCCGTTGCCGGCCGCACAGATCATCTACCTATGCACGTTCATTCCGGTTCTTACGTTATTCCTGCCGACATTATTTCGGCTATGGGTGAAGGCAATACGATGGCCGGATTTAAGGCCGCTAGAAGGATTTTTGGCGGTACTCCTTATGGCGGATCTAAAAGCGCTTACGGCGCAACTTCTGCACCTTATGGGATGGAAATGCCGCATAAGGCACATGGCGGAGAAGCTCACGCCGTACCAATCGTTGCCGCCGG